GTAACACTTAGAACTTATGGTGATAGTGATAAGAGAGCTTCTATAATTGAATCATATGGTAATGTAAACTTAGACCCATCATCTCCTAGATATATTGCTAGAGTGATTGGTGATAGAAGTTTCACAATTGATGATAATGGTAAAATTACTGAAAATGGTGACTATTCAAATAAATCAATTCATTTTAGAGTTGAAGTATCTGAACCAGGTTCATTCCCAATTTCAGCAGCACCATTTGGACATGGGGCATATACAAACCCAATTGCAACAAACAACTCAACTGAAGCTTCATATGTACCAGCGGTAATTTACCAAACTGGTTCGGCAAATAACACAACAACATCTACTATATATTATAGTGGTATGGATTTTGATACAGCTGGTATCGCTGGTGATAACGCAATTTACTTAAATCCAATTCCTGATGGAGCACTTGTTGGAGCAAATACAGCATTCTCATTTGATTCTCAATTGAACTATGTAATGACTGGTTCTACTGGAGCTGATATGGTTAAGAGACAATTCATTTTAGGTTTCCAAGGTGGTTTTGATGGTGTTTCTCCATCTGTGAAAATAGCATTAGCTGGTGACACTGAATGGGGAGCAGCAAATACGCAAGGTTTAAACTGTTCTAAATCAACAGCATCTGGTTCTTTAGGATATTCAAAAGCAATTAACGCTTTATCTAATCCTGATGAATACGATATCAATTTAGTAGCAGTTCCTGGTATTAATAGAGAATTACATCCTGCAATCGTTACTAAAATGATTGATATGGTTGAAGATAGACAAGATTGTTTCTATATCGCTGACTTTACTGATTATAATTCTTCAATTACAACAGCAACTGAACAGGCACAAGCAGTAGATTCAAACTACGCAGCTTGTTACTATCCTTGGGTTAAGACAATAGATTCTAATACAAACAAACTTACAACTGTACCTCCTTCTACATTATTACCAGCGGTATTCGCTAGTAGTGATAGATTATCAGCAGAGTGGTTCGCACCGGCTGGTTTGAATAGAGGTGGTATTACTGGAGCAGTTAGTGTATTAAATAGATTAACACATGCTGAAAGAGATATCCTTTATGAAAATAAAGTAAACCCTATCGCAACTTTCCCTGGACAAGGTATTGTAGCATTCGGACAAAAGACATTGCAAGATAGAGCATCTGCTTTAGATAGAATCAATGTTAGAAGATTGTTAATTACAATGAAGAAATTCATAGCATCTACTTCTCGTTACTTAGTGTTTGAACAAAATACTACTGAAACTAGAGCAAGATTCATTAACACTGTGACTCCTTATTTAGAATCAATTCAACAAAGACAAGGTTTGTACGCATTCAATGTTGTAATGGATGAATCTAATAACACACCGGATGTAATTGATAGAAACATATTAGCTGGAGCAATATTCCTTCAACCAACTAAGACAGCTGAATTCATAGTAATTGATTTCAACATCTTACCAACTGGAGCATCGTTCTCAGCATAATACGAAAATAAACAAAGTAGATATTTATTAATATAAAATAAAAAGGAACAAAAATGGCAGATAATATATTAAATTATACCCAAATGATAGCGGATACCTTCGAACCGAAGATGAAAAACCGCTACTACATGGAAATGACAAGTGTGGGTATCCCAGCTTATATGGTTAAAGCAGCAAATAGACCTGAAATTCAATTTGAAACTGTAAAAATAGACCATATTAACGTTTATAGAAAACTAAAGGGTAAAGGTGAGTGGCAAGATTTACAAATCACTTTATATGACCCGGTAGTTCCTTCAGCAGCTCAATTAGTAATGGAGTGGGTGAGATTATCACATGAATCAATTACTGGTAGAGATGGATACGCTGAATTCTATAAAAAGGATATTAGTTTCTATATGTTAGGTCCTGTTGGTGATAAGGTTGAACAATGGACTTTAAAAGGAGCATTCATTTCAAGAGCTAATTTTGGTGAATTGGACTTTTCAAACACAAACGAACCAGCAACAATTGAATTAACATTAACTTACGATTACGCTATTCTTGAATACTAATAGTAAAAAAATAAAAAAAGAAGGGATATTCAAAAGATATCCCTTTTTTATGCTTTCTAATTTTTTAAAAAGTATGTATTTATATATACAAACTTAAACAAAGTAAAGTTATGAATCAAAAACAATTCGATTTCCCAACAGAAGTGTTGGATTTACCATCAAAGGGTAAATTATATCCAAAAGAACATCCTCTATCTTCTGGACAAATTACAATAAAATATATGACAGCAAAAGAGGAAGATATCCTTTCTTCTACAAACCTTATTAAAAAAGGAATTGTATTGGATAAGTTATTTGAATCAATTATTGTTGATGCCGTAAATCCTGATGATATTTTAGTAGGTGATAAAAATGCAATCGTATTAGCAACAAGATTATTAGGATATGGTCCTAACTATAATATTTCATTTTACTCATCTAAAGCAGGAAAATCTATTGAAGCAACTGTAGATTTAGCTCAAATTAAAACAAAAGATATTGATTATTCTAACTTTGGAAATCAAAATGAATTTGAATTTACAACACCAAGTGGTAATAAATTAACATTTAAATTACTTACACATGGTGATGAGAAGTTAATTGATAAAGATATAGCAGCATTAGAAAAAATGAATAAAGATGGCTCGTATGAAATTACAACCAGATTAAGATATATGATTAAAAGTGTGGATGGTAATTCGGATTTAGGTCATATTAACAAATTCATTAATAACGCATTTTTAGCAAAAGATAGTAGAGCATTCAGAGAACATATTAAAAAAATCTCTCCAGATATGAACATGACATTTACATATGTACATGAAGATGGAGAAAGTGAGGTGGCGCCTATTCCAATGGGCGTAGGGTTTTTTTGGCCTGGCGATGAATCATAGTCTATTACTCCACACTCAAATATTTGAAATGGTGGAGTATAGTAATGGTTTTTCGATGATGGAATTGTACAAAATGCCAACCCATCTTAGGAGATTTTATTATAATAAGTTAGTTGAATCAAAGAAAAAGGAAAACGAAGATAATAAAAAAGCTCAATCTGCAAACGCATCTAAAGTTAGGATTAAGAGATAACCACTCTTATTCCTAACTTTTTTATTTTATTAGATATTTATAGATTGAATAACTATAAACAAACGAAGATGGCATCACATTATAAAATAAAAAAATCTAAATTAAAAGAATTTTTTGGATTGTTCACTAAAAAGAGAACACCTCAAAAACTTCAGAAAATGATTGATAACGACCCTGTCTTACAAAAATTAAAGGCGGATGTAGATAGATTAAACTACAAATATAAGCCGGAAATAGATAAGCTTAAAGATGAAAGACCTGAAATGTTTAAAATGTTTCAGAATTGGGGACTGATACCAAACGATTATAACTAATGGATAGATTATCAGATAGTGCGGAAGAACTTAGGTTAGACCTTCTCCGAGAAATTGAAGAAGCTAATCAACGTATTGAGGAGCAGAACAAAAAGGCTGCTGTGGTTGGGGCTGAAGAGCGCAAAAGACTTGAGAAACGTATTGAGAATGAGAAAGAGAAGTTAAAGATTTTACAAAAGCAAGTAGACCCATTAGAGAAACAAAATACATTAGCGGCCGAATATGAAGAGTTACAAGATTCGTTAGGAACTTCTTTTACAAAATTAAACATTGGTGCTAGAAAATTAATAACTACTAATAAAGTAGGTGGTACTGCATTTGCTTCTCTTACTAAAGATATTTTAGATTTAAAAGAAGAGCAATTTGGATTAAGTGATGATGAGCTAAAGATTAATCAAAAAAAATTAGAAGTATATTCAAATTTATATACATCTATAATAAATCAAGCAGAGATAGCAGACCAAACAAAAGCTGATATGTTAGGTCAAAACGAAGCAGCTAGTAGAAGACTTAAATTTGAAGAAAGTATTGCTAATTTAGGACCGGTAGAACAAAAAAAATTAAAAGATTTATTTGAATTAAATGAAAACCTAATTCAACAAGAAGAACGATTAAATCAGATACAAGAAGAAGGTAATAAATTATATGAAAAGCTTCCGGGGTTTCTTCAAGATGGTGTTGATTTAGCAAAAGATTTAGGAAAGGGTTTGATGTCTGGAATGTTACCGCTTGTATTAATAGGATTGTTATTAGCGGCAGCATTAGATTCGTTTACAGAGATATCTGCCGCATCTAAAAAGTTTAGAGAAGAAACTGGATTAACCGCATCTCAATCAAAAGATTTAGATAATCAGGTTAAAAATATTAGAAATAACTTTTCTCAATTAGGAATAAAGGCAGATGATGTATATGATACAATTGGTGCATTAAAAGGAGAATTTGCTGATAATGCTAGACTGTCGGAAGCAGTAGTATCATCAATGACTATATTGAATAAAAACTTTGGAATTGCTCAAAAAGATGCGGCCAAAGTAAGTATGATAATGCAGAGTATGGCTGGATTATCTGCGGAAACTGCACAAGGAGTTTCACAGCAAGTAGCTGAAATGGCAAATTTAGCTGGTGTAGCTCCATCGCAAGTATTCAAAGATATAGCAGATTCGGCAGAAGAAACATACACATATTTTAAAGGTGATATAAACCTTATAGCAAGACAAGCTATTGAAGCTAGAAGATTAGGTAGTACATTAAAAGATGTATTAAAAACAACCGAAGACCTTTTAGATTTTGAAAATGGTATTGAGAAAGAATTAGTAGCTGCAACATTTGTTGGAGGTCAATTCAATTTATCGCAAGCTAGAGCATTAGCATACGCTGGTAAAAATGTAGAAGCTCAAAAAGAAATATTAAGACAAGTTGAAAGAACTGGTAAGTTTGCTGACCAAGATATGTTTACCAAAAAAGTATTAGCTGACGCGGCAAATATGACGGTTGAACAACTTACTAAACAACTACAAATACAAAAATTACTATCAGGTCTTTCTGATGACGAAGCTCTTAAAGCACAAGCAGCAATAGATAAAGGACTTAATCTAAATGGTTTAACTCAAGACCAATTGATGGATAAAACCAAAGAGTTAGCAAAACAAGAAGAAATAGCTGATAAGGTAACTCAAATGGAAAATTCGTTTAAAGGAATAGTTGCATCTCTTGGTACTGCGTTATTACCACTAATGGAAGGATTGGCACCTATTATTACTATATTGGCTGAATCATTTGGATTTATATTTAAAGTATTAAATTATAT